CAAGCTCCTGACTACGTGTGAACACCGCTTCGGCCACGTCTGTTAATCCTTCATCTAATAGTTTAAGGAAGTCTTCTGCAGCGTGAGGATCTACTTCGACGGAAACTACTTTTGCTGATAGCATCAAGTTAATTTTAGTTATGGAATTGTTTATAAAGTTAATGTATACTATGTTGTACCACAAACAATATATACATATAAAACAATGTAGTATATGGGACAATACCCAGGAGAGAAATAAAATGATGAATAATAATGAAAAAGAAGAAATTGAATCAGTATTTGAATTGTGTAGTGGTGCTGTTGAATCTGAAATACCACCTTTTGAAATTATAGGTATGATCGAAAGTAAAATGGCTCACTTGTTAGGATATAAGTTAGTTGTTGAACCTGGAAAGCCTTTAGAATGGAAAAAATAAATGCCAGTAATCCAAATAGATGAACAGGAGATCCTTGTCACTGTCGGCCCGAAAACAGTCAGTCCTAATGGCCAGATAGCAATAGGCCGAAAATATGCAGGTAAACGCGTTAAAGTATATGTGGTTGAGGTATTACTTGAAGAGATAAAGGAGATTGAAAGATGAGTAAAATAGATGTGTTACTTGCTTTGATGTTTATATCTATAATTGCAATATTATATGGTATTATAAATTATAATTTTATGTGTTCGTTGGGGTGGATTGTTGTAATAATACTATCTATATCTATAATCGAAGATCAATCTGAGATGTAGATTTATACTACCCGCACCACCGTACACCGCTCATGAGGGTGTCCGACAAAGTTCTTCCAGCCAGTCCAGCCCTGGCCCATGCCCGTAGTGTCCGGATTGTCAGTTGCAGGCTTTTGTGACTCTTCTTTATAGATCTCCTTCATGCGGTCAAGGGTCACGGCGCCGCCTTCCGCATTAACTTTATCCTCTATGCGTTTGGATATTCCTGCGGTCCTGCTGTCATGTTTGACTGACACTTTGAACTTGAATATTTTCCCCTGTTCTTTCTCCTGGCGTTCCCAGCCGATCTCACGGGCACGCATGGCCACCGCCGAAGATTCAGTCCTGATTATCATCCTAGCTTTGTCCTCATCAAGGCCGGTGGCGTCCATAATCTTATCCATCATGGATTTGAGGGATAACTCCTTAGATTCAAATGCATTCTCGATTATACCATGGATGATAGGAATATCGGCCTTTGGTACGTCTTTGTATTTGGAGTATAGGGCGCCGGCTTTTATGGCATTCAGAGCATCATCTACAAAGGCCTTAGATAATAGTCCCTTGTCTATATCTGGAAGTTCAGGCTCACCGCTGGTGCGATCCGGGTCATCAAGCGGGAAAAAATCTGTATCATCACCGCCGGTGGTCGGTGGCTTCGCTTCTCCTGAGAACTCAAACGTTCCGTCCTTATACTCGATATCAAAGCCCATTTCCCACATGCTCTTTGCGTTGGAGATGTCCCGGGCCAGCCGATCCTTCTCTGCCATCTCGTCCTGCTCTTCGTTGGGATTGAGCTGCAGGACATAGTCAGTGATACCGAACTGTTGGCAAAGCCAGGGTAGTACTTTCTCGTTGTAGATGCTCTGGCCGTCCTCTATGGCCCTGTTGGTAACTGTGATCTGTAGGCCCTCGTTGTTCAGTCCTCCTGACGCACTGGTATCTCCCTGGAAGATAAGGGACACGCCGAACCGGGAGCCCATCCGCTCCCTAAGCTCTTTCTTAACTTCCAGCATGTCAGGGTTTGGATCTTCCATCAACTTCAAGTATGATGCTGCAGCCTTGCCACCAGAATCATAACCAATAACAGGTATGTAATATTTATCCTCATCTAATTTGTTCATGGCTTGATCCCACATTTTAGATAAGGAATCTTGATTGTTAGTAGGGAACGTTAAAAGACCTGGAGCCCTTCCACGCTCATAGAAATTCCTCACACGCTGTTCTAAGTAGTGGTATGCTAGGGCCGTATCTAATATTTTCAAAATTGGAGGGAAGCCGTACAGAATCGAAGGATAGTACTTCGGAGAGTGAAGCATTTCATCGCGGAGATAGTATTTTTTCCCTGTCGATGATGATCCTCCAGAAGTCGCAGAGTGGGTGGTCTCGTAAATGGCATCCTGCAATACAGCGCCGCATATCTCACAACGATATCCTGGGGCGCCCTTCCTCTCGTCTCGATGCCTGGGACATACCCAAATCTTACCGCCGAGGAATCCATCCGGGGTGTAGATCTTCTTAATATCCCTGGGATCTACCGATAAGATCTCCTTAGGTGAGCTTGATATGATCTCTCCGGAGTTGTCAAACTCGTAGGCTTTTGGCAGGAGTAAGTATGCATTATCCCCCACGTTGAGATTAAATTCAAAATCTGTTAAAACTTCTTGTAGTGACTGATGATTATAGTTTGCGGATTCGATGAATGAACTATCAGAATTATCGAAGAATTTTATTTGGTTCTTATCTGGCTCGACTAAGTTCTTACTGCCGCAGTCGCACTCTTCGACTTCCTCATCGTACTCGGCGTCACAGTCTAGGCATTTTAAAGCGAACTTAGGTTCCCAGAAGAATCCACGCCTGAACATCTCTTGTTTTAATTTCAGGACCACGTCAGAGAAGATCGAGACTTCCTGCTCGAGGTAAAATGCATAGCCCAACGTTGGGGCGATCTCCGCATGGCCTAGGGCGCCCCGTGCGCCTAAGCCTGGGCGCTGTGATTGTTTGGGTGCTGACTTAGAAAGGAATTTGGAAATGAACGATGGTAACTTGATAGATGGCATTGAGTTAAATTAAGTAGTGGATTTATTTATAAAGTTATTTGTAGAAGAAATACTATTCCACATATCCATAAAAGTATTGCCACTATCGCAATACACCGACGAACAAACCGTCTAATTTTCTTTCGTGTCTTTTTGAACATGATATCAAACCAAAGTGTAATACAATAAGCGCAATACATCGCTTAATATTAGTGACAATGCAACAATACTTTTACAATCGGAGCTTGTTTTTTGAATGGTTTATTAATATAATTACAAATCATTCCTGCTTTGGAACTATGTAACTATTCAAATGATGTAATAATTCACTACCACGTTTGACCACACACTCATTACCGACTGCGGTTTTCACTTGTGCAAGATTATCCGCCTGTACTACAAATAGTTTCTCCCGCTGTTGCTGTTCGATTCTAACGGCCTTTGATTTTAGCTCTGATTCGTTGTGGCTGCCAGGGCGCTCATACTCAATAGCCAGTTTGACATCTCCCAAATCTGCAAAGATATCCGCGGTTTGCATGTGATTGACTTCGACTTTCCAGCCTTGGTCTAAGAGGTATCCGGCCATTAACATTACTGTAGAGTAGTGGTCGACTGATTGCGTTCCTACCTTCTCACCTTTGAGGATATCTGAATGTATCCAGACTGATGTAAGGCCTCTACCAACTGGTGTAATTACCCGCCGGGATACATACCCATTCGAACTCAAGTACGCCGAACCATCACCGTTAATCCATCCACTCGCAAAGAAACTGTTCTCAGTTGCCAACTTCAATAGTTCGGGCTGAATGTTAATAGCATCATCGGTCGTAACTATTTTCCCAGTTCCTTTTATGATATTCATCTCGTGATCTGTGGGTTTAAACTTGATGTGGATAGTCTGATCATTGAGTTTTAGAACACCTTCGCCCACCGAGCAAGAGAGTAATTTATCCTGTTCGTCTGAATTTAGGCTGAAATAATCCTTGACAATATTTATAGAGTCATGCTTCATATTATTCCCGAGAATCACATTCATTATCATATTCGTTTTGAACTCATCAGATACATTAGCCTTGATTAGGTCTGTAGGTTGCTGTGTAGCCAGCCACAAGGCTAAGCCATAGCTCCTTCCTTGGGTTATCAGAGTCAATAGGTAGTTTGCTATGTCTGGATTCCTCATCAGGTTACCAGCCTCATCCACAGCGATGATGGTTTCCTTCCTTGTATCTGTGGTAAACCGCATTGACATGATACCAGTAACCAAAACATTCATTGCGTTTTTGATTGATTGCGGAACCCCTGACATATCAATGACTATGAAGTCGCTGGTCAGGTCTATATCTGTAGGATTGTTCATGTATGCCAGTTCGCCCTTTGCGCCCAGCTGGTAGGTCTTATCATAGAGTGCCTGCGCTGTTACATCGTCATTAGCATCAGCCTTGAATAGTTCCCTTAAGTCGTGGAGCTTCGGCCAGGCGGCGTTTTTCCAGGAGGCAGGATTATCCTTATAGATGCCGGCGTTCTCATAGACTTTATCTAGGTACATATCGAGTTTTGAGATCTGATTAATAGTAATTTCGTTATTGAACCAGATCTTCACGAACTGCTGAACTATACCTTTATGACTATTGTACGCCCGGATATAATCATAAGAATCATTCATGTAAGTGCTATCGAAGAGTATCTGCAGTGGGTTGATATTCTTACCCTGGGGTCCTATGTCAATCAATGCGCCGCCGTAGTACTCCGGGACGGCCCGGTAATCTGTGCCTTTATCTGCTTTGTTGGTAGTGAAAATCACTCGCTTATCGAGCATGTCATGAGCACGCATAAGTAGCATGAGCAATGAAAAGGTCTTCCCTGATCCGGTGGCACCTACAAATAACATATGTTGTGCAACCAGTTTATCAAGGTCAATCTGTATGTGCTTGTTGGTCTTTACATCTACACCGAAGTACAGGCCGTTATTATCAGTGATGTTATTAGGGGTCCTAATCGGTGCTATGACTGCAGCATCATCTGAGAACATCTCGACAGATCCTTCGTGTAGATATCCAGGAAACGGCATGGCATTTTTCAAGGTTTTCAATTGAAGTGCAAATGGGATTTCGTGTAAGATTAAGTTAGATTTCAACCGCTGGATGACCCGGCCCTCAGCTACACGCAGAGATTCATATGTATCCGCAGATATTATCACCGTGAATACCGTATGAAACATGTTCTGTTCGCGTCTGTGGACTTGTGCGAAGTTTGCCTCGAAGTCCATGTAATCATACTTCAGAGCAAGTGGGACATTTCCTAACACGTTGGACTTTTGACCTGCGATCTGACCGGCCAGATTATTAGTTACTGCCGCCTGGATCATGTCGGTAGATTTCTCAATAGATATGGGGATGAACTTCACTGAGTATGTTATAGTACATCCAAAAGTATTTAGTTCTGTCAGGCTGTCGATGAGTTGTTTTGGCAGGTTGCGTGGGTATCCATCCTTGTCGCCGGTGGGTACTCCTACGATTATGGTTTTAATGTAGGATTCTTCGTTGATTATCAGGCAGTTTTCCTTTTCTTCGATCTTGGCAGGTGTGATCTGCCGGCTCAGTGAATCAAAAAATCGTACTTCTTTAACTGCATCAACTGCAACCCGATTGGTGTGTTTGATGCTATTAGCTTTAATCTTGAGTTTATTTATGATTCCCATTATCTCACCATTATCATTTTTCTATAAACCTTCGCAATATCATTCTCTTCCTCAACCGGCACACAATACGCCCCGGCCTTCATCAATGCATCAATGAACCCAGGCATGAACTCCTGTCGCCTAATCTCCGCGTCTTCGGGTGTGTCGTGCCTACCCAAATCTACGAAAATACTCACGTTCCAATCGATGACATATGAGTCGTCCTGCTCAAGTTCCCGGTATAGTTCATTAAGATGTTCCCGCTGTGGCGCAGTCTTATCTTTCTGATTGCTAAGTTCAAGTATGCGGGACTGTAAATCCTTCTTATGATCGATGAAACTTGAACTTAATACTGTCAACGTGATATCATCGTGCAGGGAATCAAGTACCTTACGTATTAGTGCCAGGTGCTTTGACAGACTATCATCATCTATCCGGCTTGACGACACTCTCATTATAGTTCCATAGTAGTCGTGTTTGAAACCGATGATGCCATGCTCGTATACCTTCAACAGTGGGACAATATCCTCTAAGAATCTAAGCGGAGCCACATATTTCATGGTGACGGTCTTGCCGGTTAATGATCTATATAAGAATTTAAGATGTAGATAGGTGTGTGTTTGGGTCGGTGTATCCCTGAAGTATAATATGAATATCCCCCAAAACAATATCAATCCAAAATAAATTATGAATGTATATGGTGGTACTATTGTCCGACTTGCTACTGGATAGATTAATCCCATTGATGCAGCTATCCAGGATATGAATATTGTCCACCATTGACCAGATGCGCCTAGGTGTGTTTTTTGCTGCACTTTACTCATTGACTTTGATACACTTGCTTGTGTTCCTTCCATTTATATCACCCTCCTCATGACCACTCTAAACATCAATTGCAATATCGGATAAAAAACAATCAATGCAGAAATTATAAACAATAACACCAACAGCCCGAAATAATACAAGAATTCCACACCAGCATCAAACAACCCGGGCATGATATATACTGAGCTTTCCTGTATAATCCTAACACCCAAACATGATATTCCTACTATTATCGCCTGCATGAATACCAGTAACACGAAATAATAAAATATCGATTTGGCTATTCCTTCAGTACGATCCCATAAGTACAGTACTCCAACCAGCAACACCATCGCAGAAAACGAAACTATAACAAACGCCCGGATGATAAAGAATATCATTTGTGCCAGCCAGATAAAAGCCATCATGAAGTATAGTATTGCGTTTTCTGTTGTGGGCTCTAAAGACTTAGGTACATCCTGCATTAAAGATAAGGTAATCATCTGTTCAAAATCTAAGATTAACGGCACTACAAAATGAGCAAGTGCCACAATTAAAATACCTCTCATCATCTTAGTTACATAAGATTGATAATGATAACCGTTGAAGTCCACAGTAACAAAATCTAAGTTGGCCAGCTTCTCCGGCCTATATTTATTCAAAAGTACAACCCCGGCATGTACGAATATAATCATCATGAATATACAATAAAATATATCTGTGCATATCTGATTTGTATCACGTACCGCTGGGATCATGTATGGGTCTACGTTGTAGGCAGCCATCCTGATGATCGTATCACTGTCTGATGATCCGTTACCGATTGCGTATATGTCATTTGCGAAGCCGATTAGTGTCTGCCTGTTGCCCTTCTCGATCATGTCTGCGCCCAGTTCGACCTTGCCAGCGGAAGCCAGCGGGATGTACAGCAATAATATAATAAGTATAAGTATTTTAATATTCAAATTAAATCACCACATACATCAAAACATTTTATAACACCCCAACCAAAGACTAATAACAAGGCAATTATCACCCACACATTTTGATTATTAAACGGTTTATTCGGGTCTAACTCCACAGTTGACAGATTTAAGTCCTGAATTTGTCGTATTTCATACGGATTATGCATTGTAATAGTCAGTTTTGATAGATCGAACTCAGATTCATTCATGTTTTTTATGACTGCGATATCATTCTTATATGCAAATAAATTAGAGTCGTCTTCCCAGTACAGGCAGTCAGTGAAGTTCACAGCACCCACCGCAGCGATGCCAGATAGGGTATATCTGGTTATGGTCTCATCATCATACGCATATACTGTCTTGGTGGTTGTATTGTGCACAGGGACGTAGATGTCTACATGCGGATTGATCAAATTATTGTAAATGGTGATAGTGGCAGTAGCATCAGTATTATTTTGAAACTGTACTGGTGCTTCTGTAGATGTAAACAAAGTCATGTATTCATGATAGTAAGTTTTTTTAATCCAGGATCGGCCTTCCCGGGTCTTGCGTACTGAATGATGCCATTTGAGATGTACATCAATTTTCACTGTGGTAATATTTCCATCTGTGGTGATGCGCTGGTCTGTGATCTCTATGTAGTCAAGGTTATCATTCCAATATAGCCCTGCATCCCACAGTTTGTATTCGATTACTGGCTCTGATTGATTACAGTACTCTGTGCCGTTAATCCGGATTGTCTGTTTGAATCCCATAATATCAACCCATCCCCTGATATGTTTATGAGCCTGTACGGTTTTATTTGGCTCCCGGTACTCTGTGACTATATCCAACGAGTCAGTATAGGCAGTCTCGTTGAAAATGTCAAAGATACTACCCATAGCTGATGCTGGAGTTATGCAAAATATAAGTGTAGATAATAAATATAGTATCTTCATGCCGACGCCAGGAACAACACAGCCATGTAGACACAAGTCACAGTGACAAGTACCTTCAACAACGAGAACAACCCTTCCTGTGCGCCTGCCTTCTTCTGTGGGTCATGTACAGCAGCAGAGTAACACCCTGTGCCTATTGTCACCATTAGTACACCGAAAAATACCAAGGCAAAAAATCCCTTGGCATATCCGATGAATTTAACAAGACCAGATACATCAGCATTATTCTTGTTTGGATCGACCACATTGATTGTGGTTACTGCCGACTCGCTGCCAGCCCATCCATACTGTGGTTTATCGTCCATGTAGAATTTAAATTTAGTATTGCCTGTCGTGGTTGGTTTAAATGCAGCTTTCATGTTGCCATCAGCATCAAACTCAATATGTTTGTATGCATAGTCTAATATCCAGCCGCTTCCATCATCATACCACATCTCAACGAAGCATATCATCATGTAGTCTTTGTCTAGTGGTAATCCGTCGTCTCTTGTGATCTGTCCAGTAATCCATATCCAGTCACCAGTATCAGCGGAATCCCGGGCGTTGATTGATATACTGGTCGGTACAAGCTCTGCAGATACAGCCGGGATAAATATCACCATCATCATTATGAGTATTAGTTTTTGCATCATTTCAATCACCTAAAAGAATGTCTCGAAGATATAGCACCCTGCGAGATACACAGCAGCACCAAGAATTAAGATCTTTGCAATGCCGAATAATCCATCTTGCGCCTCGTGTTTCATGTTAGCGTTGTTCATTGCAGATGCTATCGGTCCCTTTGCCAGAATTAATGTAAGTCCAATTAAGAACCCAAAAAACGCAGCCCATTTCGTGGCCGCAATTACCATGCCGAAAAAACCGCCACCGAATGGGATACTAGCTTTGGTGTTCTTTATGTCGTCTACATCCATCGAATCATTAGCAGCCATCACAGCCGGCACCATGAACCAGACTACAATTAATATTAATATTGTTTGTTTGATCATCATTATCACCTTGTCATAGTATATTCCCCCAAAGTATATATATCCTGTGTGTGTATGTGTGTATAGTGTTATTATGAATGATAGACCAAAATGTCCAAAGTGTGAAAGTGGAAATGTATATTTCAGAAGTGATAAGTCGATGACTTGCCGACGGTGCGGATATGATTCCAGGGATGATGAAAAGGACTAAAGCGAAAATTATTACTTACCCAATAACATTGTCAAATTCCTTCGTAACACCGATACGATGGTCTTATAATCTGAATTGGTCTCCATACCAATAGTGTTCAGCGATAACCCCCTAGCATAAGACACAAGCATATCATATTCAGGTCGTGGTATATCGACTTGGATATCTAGGCTGACCTTCTCCTCAGAGTCGAATTTGTGGGGGCGCTGGCCGAACGTTCCCATCAATTGGCCCCCTGCTTCCATTTGACAAGTCCTGTTATGCAGATGTACCACAAGGCAATATTCAATGGTAATAATCCCCATGCTTCGTTATGTATTATGAATACTACCCACAACCCCTGAGCAAATAATCCAACATACAGCCCGGCCATAATCTGCCTGGAAAGAAGATACATATACAAAATTGTTACTATAGATATTAAGATATCAATCATATCTATCGCCTCCAGTTCTCTTCACCCAACGGCGTAGGCCGCCCACACCGGTTGCATTTCATAACGTACATAAGATGAGCATTACCACACTTCGGACAGACCCAGGGTAGCGGCATCATTTGGGTTATGTCGATATCTATAGGGACTGTGGTCAGGTCCTGGCCACCTATCGGCCGCCTGCCATGCCGAGTACTCATAGGTTCTATGCTGCTTTCTGCCAGTTTATGGCCGGATGCCCAGGCCCAGGGTGCTACGTTTCGTCCTTCAAAGGTCATATAAAAAACTCACGATTCTAAACTTTTACACCAATCATCCAAATCACGAACAAATGAATTATCCATCTTGGTTTTAAGATTAAATAAATCCATATCTATTTGTCTTAATATCTTTTCAATCTCATTTATCGATGAACTATTAACATGTTTTTTAATACCGTCCGCATCACTTACCATATCTTTCAATAAACTTTTCATACGTTTTCTGTTAGAATGAATACTTCTAATTCTTTCTGATACATCAGATAGTTTATTATATTCTTCCTCTCTTATCATTTTCGTTTGAATTTTTTCAAAGGTCATGTTTTCCAAGTCCTCCAATGATTTTATATTCGTCTCCTCGCATAATCGAGATATAAGCATAGGCGGTAACATCTACCTGATCGTCGTATGTACCGTTAGGGAATGCCACTAGTTCATCCTCAAAGTCCGCCAACCAGGGCGCACCCTGTGGATGATATACCGATCCTGTTTCATACCTAGCGGCAACTGGCCTGGCCCTGGATACTTTGTCAGTGTCTGCATTAAGTGGTCTGATTGGAAGACCTGCCTTTACACAGGTTTGAATAATGTTCAACCCGAATGTCCTGTTCTCTACTCCCTGATAGTCAGGGTTCCACCTGTCAAACTGACTTTGCATAACCTGCTTGTGTTTGGTGGTCTCTGCCTTCTCCCTGAAAACACTCAGTAGTATCAGGTCGTTGTCAGGGGTTACTGCCCAAGTCCCCAATACAAAAAAGTCGCTTGATTCCTTCTCGGTAGCCGCAGGATCGCAGGTCTGGAGTATCCAGCAGGATGCTTTTGATATCCTACTATTTCCTTCTGGTCTATGTAGGACGTAGTTCTCGCCCTCTTCGTGGAAGTACCTAAACCAGGACCGCTTAAAGATATTCCCGCCGTCAGGGTGTGGCTTCTGCTGGTACAGCGCAAACCACCAGTATGATCCAAGAGTCCTCTTGATTCTATCTAGGTCTTCAATAGAATATCTCATAGGAAACAGGGCATCACCGGGTTGTCTACCTATGATATCATTGTCTTCGGCTATAGCAGGGAAGTTTATAATTTCCCACTGTTCGCCGTCCTGCTTCATTTCTTGTAATAGTCTACCTGATAAGTCGTCTTCATGCCAGCGGGTTTGAATGATGATCATTGCGCCGCCAGGCTCTAGTCGTGTATATGCAGTGGATCCGTACCAGTCAAATATCTTATCTCTCTTGACTTTGCTCTTGGCATCCTCGTTGTTTTTAATAGGATCGTCTATAATGAATATGTGTGCGCCTTTTCCTGTGATTGGGCCGCCGACTCCGGCTGTGGCCATGCCGCCATCGTGGCCGGCTATATCCCATCGATTCCGTGCCCCTGATTCTTTTGATACTGAGACACCAAACAGGCTTGACCCGTGCTCGTTCAGTACATTCCTTGCCTTCCACCCCCAGGTTGCGGCGAAGTCTGATTCATAGCTTGATAGTATGATCCTGTTGTCAGGTTTATGCCCGAGATACCAGGCTGGGAAATACTTTGAAATGAGTTCGGATTTGCCATGTCTTGGTGGCATGGTAACCATAAGTCGGTCGATCTTACCGTCTGCCACTTCTACAAGTTTGTTTGATAGGAGAAGTAAATGATCTGCCGGATACCACCGGTTCTGACTTACGTGTATGGCAAACAGGGCCGGGGTAGCAGTCTGATTAATCATTTCGATTCTGCGATCTTCTTAGCGAGATTATTGGCAGCTTCCAGGACATCGGGAGTGGATACGATCTCATTATGGGTGATTTCTCCGCTGTGGTTTACGTCGATCTTCTGCTTGTCGAAGCCTAGAAGCTTACTTTTCATCTCTTCAAGCTTAGTCCATTCATCTTTCTTTACAGTCGTTTCCTGTTGCTTAGAATCAATCCTTCGTAACATCCCGGCCAAGGTGTGGCGTTCAAGCGAGAGGGTAATATCATCAACAGCCTTTAAAAATTCGGGGTCTAACTTCCAGCGAGAAATAGAAGATTCTTTCAAGTGAAATCTTTTTGCAATTTCTCTTTGTGTTTCGACGCCTTCCGCTAGTGCTCTAATAACTTCCTTTTTTCGCTCAGACCATTCCGACTTTTTCGCTTTATTTCGCATGGGTGATTACCTCTTATCTTCCGCATGGGAATTTTCAAGTATATCATACATATTATCAAGAGTCAAAAATACCATATCTGTTGCACCCATGGCCATTTGATGATATGTTACTATATGATCAATCGTTTTTCCTTCTTTTTTCATAATTAACAAAAGACTACTATCACGATACTTTGTTATTACCTCTACGTCTTGATGTCCTCGACACCACCGAGTTATATTTACCATGGTTATCCTCTCTTTTCATCATCTATATCTGATGATATTTTCAGATACTCACATGTCTTAAAACCTTCTTTTGTTTTGACCATACAACACACCCATAGACATTCACATCCGAAAGTACATTCATATTTGTCGTTTGGCAAGGGTAATTACCTCTTATCTTCCGTTCGGGAACCTTGCATTAATCTCTGCGACTATTGCGGCATCTGTCTTATACTCGGTTCGTATCTTCGAATATGTCTGCACATAGAACATAGATATCTTTGTACCTGTGCTCGCCAGTCGCATCGTACAGCCTGTGTGAGATTCATAGTACTCATGGATAATATGCATCTTCTTAGCCTCCTGTATTGCGCTGATCCTCTGGAGCGGGGTGTGTTTTGTCATGAATTACCACCTGAATTGTGGAATAGATACGCCATTCCACCCTTTAAGCCGTTTCTTGTGTTTCCCGTTTTTAGATAATTTATTTGTCATGGTCTGCCTCCATTCGATGGGATGTATTTTTGTCTAAAGAACCCTCGCCGAAACTCCCTGTACCAGGGATGTTGTTCGCAAGTATAGTCGCATTTTTTTCTGCAGCCTTTACATATCATATCTATTCGTCTCCAAATTCTTTTATTATAT